GCGGCTCTGGCCCATGAGGGCGGCCTGGAACTCCTCGCTGTATCTCTTCACCTCGGCCGAGAGCTGCTCCATGGTGCGCTTGGCGGCCTCGGCCTGGTCGCGCAGGAACTTGTCGCGCGCCTCGATGGCGGCCTTCTTCTCGGCCTCGGTCATCTCCGGCCAGACCCCCTCCTGGGCCCGGAAGCGGGCGCTGTCCCAGGCCGGGGTGGACCAGGAGCCGAGCTTCTTTCTCTCCTCGGAGGGCTTGAGGCCGAACTGCGGGGCGAGGTATCGCCGGTTGTACTCCTCCTGCTTGCGGTCCGCGCCGCCCGGGAAGGCCAGCCCCTTGGCCTCGAGGCTGCGCAGCATCTCGATCTCCTGCAGCAGGGACTGGCGGCTCGTCTCGACCGCGTCCGAGCGCATGGCCTTGAGCTTGTCCCCCAGCCAGGTGACGAAGCGCGCGAGGTCGGAGAGCTCCTTGTCCAGGGCCTGGGCCACGGTCTTGGCGATCTCCCCCCAGAGGTCGCTCTGGGCGGCGAGGAGCTTGTTCACCCCCTCGAGCTCGCCCTGGGCATCCCCGATCCGGCGCACCATGTCCTCGCCCGACTTCAACACCGCGTTCATGAAGGCCTGGCGCTTCTCGGCGTCGGTGAGGGCCGAGGCGGTCTTGCCGAGCGAGCGGGCGTAGTCGGCGTTGGCCTTCTCCACGTCCACGATGATCCCCAGGTTGTCGAGGATCATGCGGCTCTGGCGGGCGACGCCCAGGGTGATGTCGTTGAAGGCCTCGGTGATGGTCTGCCCGGTGGTGCGGGAGGTGGCCGCGGCGATCTCCATGAGCTTGACGATCTCGCGGGCGGGGATGCTCATCAGGAGCGCCTTGCCGGAGGCGGCCATCAGGTCCACCTCGGAGACCATGCCGCGCGAGCTGCGCTTCAACTCCTCCAGCATCCGCCGCGAGCTCGTGCCCGCGGCCTCGGCCAAGTTCTCGAAGCTCGCCGCCTGCCGCTCAAGCTTGGCCCCCTGCTCGGCCAGGTCGATCGCCTGCCCCATGGCGCGGTAGGCGGAATATACCGCCGCCGCCGCCCCCAGGGCCGCGGCCTTGAACCGGCTCAGGTCGAAGCTCGACTCGGCCGCCTTGGCCGTCCGCGCCAGCTCCTGCTGCAGCGACCCGAGCTGCGCCTTCACGTCCCGAAACGCCGCCTCGGAAGCGTTCTTGGCCGATAGGAGTATCTCTAATTTGACATCGTCCGCCATGTTGTCCGTCTATCCCGTCTGCCCGTCGGCCGGTCTGTCCTGTCCGTCTGTCCCGTCGACCGGCTGACCGGACAGACCGGCCGACCGGCTGACCTCCCCTACCACATCCCCATCTCCCGCACGTCGTAGAGCGCCCCGCCGGGGGCGCCCTGGCCGCGGGCGATGAGCCGGAAGTTGCGCCGGATCCGCTGCTCGGACTTGGATCGCTCGGCCGCCCAGAAGGGGGCGATGATGGGCCGGGCCGGTGTCTCGAGCTTGCGGGTGGTGAGCTTCAAAAAGAAGTATCTGCTGATTGTTTGATTGCGGCGCGAGCGGGAAAAGGAGCGCTGCGCCCCGCGGCGGCGCAGGTACAAGCGGAACTCGGGCGTCACCGGCTTGGTGAATCCCGCCTGCTGGAGCTCGGCCGCGCGGCGGGCCCAGCGCGGGGAGCGCTTGGTGAAGCCCACCGCCATGGTCTGGGCGGCGGCGTCCACCTGGTAGGTGACTCCGGCGGCGAGCCGGCGCAGGGGGGATGGCTGGCGGAGGCCGGTCTTGCGGTTGATCCCGCGGGCGATGACCGAGAGGTCCTTCCAGCGCACCCCGGGGGCGGGTCGGCCCATCAGGATCGCCTGGCGCAGTGTGGCCATCAGGCTGAACCCCTCCACCTTGATGGCGTTGACCTGGGCCCGCTTGACGTCGGCGTGGGCCTTGTCGATCTTCTTGCCGATCCCCCGGATGTCGCTTTTGATCTCCGCCCGGATCATCTCTCCGCCTTTGCGTGCATCCGTTTGAGGGCCGCCGCCTCGAGCGCCCGGATCTTGCCCCACATGCAGGGCGAGAGGTCGATCTCGAGGTCGGCCGCCTGGCGTCTCAGCTCCCCGTAGTCGAGCCCGATCGCCCCCAGGCCGCCCGCCCGCCACTGGGTGGCGACCGCGCACCAGAGCGCCCAGGCCTCCTCGTTCTCGGCGAGGAGCGCCGGCGGCGTCAGGTTTTCGCAGCCCGCGGGACACTCCGCGCGGGCGCGCTTGCCGCAGCCGCGGCAGTAGTCGGCCCGCCGGGAGTCGGACTCCCACTCCCAGCGGTCGAGGAGTTTTTTTCCTCTTCCTTGTCGCCGTTGGTCTCGGCCCAGACCGCGAGGAGGAGCGCCTTGCTGTCCGGGTAGGGCATGTCGTCGAGCGCTTTGAAGAGCTCGGAGGGCAGCACCATGCCGAGGACGACGTCCATCAGGTCGTCCCCGGTCATGTGGTCGATCTGCCCCAGCACCGCCCGCCGCTCCCCTTTGGTGAGCGCCCGCACCTCCACGGTCGCCCCGTTGCTTAGTTTCACCTCCCTCACCGCCCACCTCCCTTGGTTGGGAATGCCTATAATGCCTATAATTGGTGGATCTTATCCTTTAACCGTGAACCGTGAACCTTTTTTAACTCGGGCTCGCCGATGAGCTGGGCGAAAGCGAAGCGCTCGGGCTTCTCGATGGGCTGGCCGAGCTGCTCGGGCTGCGTGATGCGCTGGCCACGATGCCCGTGGCGTAGCTGTCGGTGGCGTTGGTCAGGCGCGCCACGATGCCGGAGGCCTCGCTCCCGTTCGCGTAGAAGCCCTGGAAATTCAGATCCACCAGCATGCCCTGGGGCCCGGGGATGTCCGGGCTGTTGCGCTCGTAGTAGAGCTCCTGGATCTCGAGCTCGAAGACGCTCGAGGCCGAGCCGGTGATGGTGAGCTTGAGGGAGCTCTCGGTCAGGGCGATCGCCTTGTCGATCAGGCTCGTGTCCTCGAAAAGGGTCTTGATGTTGCCCGAGACCTCCACCTTGCCCTCGGGCAGGCTCCCGATCTGGCCCGAGCCGCCGATCACGTAAATCGTATCCATGGGGAAGTTGAGGTTGATCGTGAGCTCGGTGGCGTTGGCGATCGTGGACCCGCCCTCGGTCAGGGCCGCCTGGAAGTTGTTCAGGCGCGCCAGCGTGATCGATGTGGGCGAGCTGTCCATGGAGGCCGCCTCCATGCTGTCCACCTTGCCCAGGATCCCCAGGGTGGCCACGAGCTCGCCGTCGCCCCCCACGGTGAGGGCGAAGCTGCTGACCTTGCAGCCCTTGAAGAGGTTGTACTTCGCCGTGCCGAGGTCGGTGTAGGCGTTCTCCATGGCGAAGCTTAGCTGCGAGGTCGGGATCTTGAACTCGTGCGTGTAGGGGTTGGAGCCGGTGGAGGTGGGCTCTCCGAACATGGCGATCAGCCAGTAGGCCATGGCGGCCGAGTCAACCGGGATCACGATGTTGCCGGTGACCGACAAGTTGCCCGAGAACGGCTCGAGCGGGTTTCTGGCCGATGAGAGCGTTGCCGCGCGGTTCAGGGCCCGGGTGGAGCGCACGCCGAAGGAGTTGATGGGCAGGACGAACCCGTTGGCACTGCCGCCCCCGAAGTGCTGCTCGAAGCCGAGCTGGAATACTGAGGTTGATCCTTTTTGGTGACTCATCTCCTCGATCTCCTATAGCGTGGTCCGGGTCGCGCCCAGGGGGTAGGGCTCGACCAGGGTGAGCGGGCAGCCCGCCATGAAAAACGGGAAAAATTCGATGGTCTCGAACTCCGCCTGGATGTCCTGCAAAAGGGCGTTGCCGGTGTCGGTCGCGGCGATCGCGGCCACGGCGTAGTCGAGAAAGTCGATCACGGCCTGCACCCCGCTGTACTCCTCGGCCCCGATCTCGGCGTTGACCTGCTCGGTGTCGTCGTGCACCACGCAGAGCAGGTCGTACTGCATGGTTTTCGTGGTCGCCCCCCGGCCGTAGACGGCCGCCACCGGCCGCAGCAGGATGTAGGGGCAGTTGGCCTCCCCGGGCGGGTTGCGCGCGTCCATGTTGACGAAGACCGTGAGCTGCCGCCCGTAGATCGCCTGGCACCAGGTGGCGAGCGTCGCGGACGCCGTAAGCGCGTCCTTGAAGGTCTCGAGCGTCGTCTTTAAGGCTTCCGCCATCGTTACCTCCCCCACCCCGGCGCCTCATCTCGCAGCAACTCCAGGCGGTGGGAGTAGGTGTCCGAGGAGATGGTGCGCAGCACCCGCCAGGTCTCGCCCGCGATGATGACCGCGTCGCGGTAGGCGGGGGAGGCCACGGCGTCCGCCGAGACGATGATCTCGGCCACCTGGCGGCGGCCCTCGGCGGTCTCCTCGGTCTTGATTTGAAATGAGGCCGACACGGATGCCCCGTTGTAGGTCACACTCTGCACCCATGGTAGCTCGCTACCGAGCCAGAGGGCCCGGTCGGCCTCATATTGGTCCCTGAGCGTCACGCGGTCCCGCCCTTTACGTCACGATGGTGTCGTAGAACAGGCAGCCCGCGTCGGCGCAGGTGATCTTGAAGTCGAAGTACTCGGATGCCTCCACGATCCAGGACTTGCGATCGTTCTCCCACCAGTAGCGCACGGAGCGGTAGACGTCGCTCTCGGCCACGGTGTCCTCCTGCCCGGCGTCGCCCTTCCAGTTGAAGCAGTAGGCGGCGGCGGGCTCGTCGATGGCGGGGGAGGATGGCGCGTAGTAGAGCAGCGCCGCCCCCTTGGTGGCATTGACCTCCCAGAGATCCACGGCGTTGAAGTCGGTGCCGGCCACCACCTCCTCGGCGTCGGAGTAGATGCCGCCGGCGAGGATCACCTCGTCCAGCTCGAAGAGCTGGGCCAGGGTCTGGGTGGTCACGTCCGCCGGCCGGCCCTGGGTGCCGGTGTACTTGATCCGGTCGATGACGGTGGGGTCCTGCTTGATGGTGTTGAAGGTCTTGGCCTCGATCAGGAGCTTGTTGGGGTAGATGCCGATGAGCTTGCGGATGGTCTCCTTGTAGGTCAGGATGTCCGCGATCAGGGTGGAGTTGGAGCCGGCGGCCCAGCCGGCGTCCACGTCGTTGGAGCTGGTCCAGTTGCCGGAGGTCATGCAGGCCGCGGAGACGATCACCTCCTTGGCGAGCAGCACCTTGCGCATGGCGTAGCGCACCCCGGTCTCGAAGGGGCGCAGCACCTGGTCGGCGTTGTTCACGAGCTCGACCGGCACCGGGTGCCCGAAGGCGTACTCCTTGCAGGCGTAGGTGTCCGAGGTGAGCGGGTAGCCGCCGCGGGCCGCGATGGCCCCCGGGCCGCGCATGCGCGCCTCGTTCCTGAACCAGGCGCCTTTCTGGAACTTGAAGAAGTAGTCGCTCTGCTTGCGCACCGAGACGTAGGGCGCGACCCGGTCCGCCGCGAACATGGCGGGCCGGTATCCGATGGCCACGTTGGTGAGGGCTGCGTCCTTATGGGCTGACTTGGGAGTGGGCTGCATCGTTCGATTCTCCTGTTTGGTTGAATTATGTCTTTTTTACTCCGACTTCTTTTACTCCGACTCCGACTATCTTTTTATGCTCCGCTCGGGCTCGCCGAGGAGCTCGGGCTGATGCTCGCGCTCGGACTGACCGAGGCCGAGGCCGACTGGCTGGCCGAACGGCTGGCCGAGACGCTCGGGCTGAGCGATGACGAGGCCGATGAGCTGGCCGAACGGCTGGCCGAACGGCTGGCCGAGAGGCTCGGGCTCTGGCTCGCCACCACCGGGATGTTGTCGTAGACCAGGAGCACCGCGCCGATGTCGTCCTCGGCGCCCGAGGCCATGATGCAGATGCCGCGGTAGAACTCCTTGGTGACGTCGGTGGACTGCCCCTTGCCGCAGTCGCTGGCCGAGACGTACTCGTGCTTCACCTTGGCGCCCACCGCGACGGCCGCGTTCATCTTGAGGTAGCTCGTCCCGGAGACGCGCACCACGGCCACCTCGCCCGAGGTCGGCGCGTTCTGCAAAAT